GTCTTATATGGCCACATCCACCGGCGTGAATGGGCTGAACGGTCCCGTGACGATTGGGATGGTGCAAAGACCATCATGGCCGCATCCCCTGGTACGTTGGCAAGATGCGACGGCACCGTCCCATCCACCAAAGGATCAATCGACCTGGACGGTAGACCTATGACCATTGTAGAAGACTGGCAGCAGGGTATTGGGATAGTTACCTTTGAACCAGGTGATGGTGCGTTTTGGTATGAACAAGTGCCGTTTCATAACGGGTCGGCCTTTTTTAGAGGGAAGTTTTATAATGCAGAGAAAAAAGAAAGTTGATAGTCCAATAACCCCACAGTTAGCTATTATTACTTGGCTAGATGCGTTTGATGGCCCAACAGGTTGGATGGACCCCAAATCCTACAAACCTAACCCAATACGACCAATAAGCATTGGTTGGGTTATTCCAGATTTCTTAGACGATTATATAACCCTTGCCGGAACATTCCTTGTTGATACCAACGAAGAAAACAAAGAATCTAAAGCGGAATATTACAGCAATCCTGCTCATATACCACTTAAAATGGTACAATCAATAACATACATTGATGTACCTGCTGACATAGTTGCCTTAATGTTGTCCGATTTTAACACCAGGGGTTTTAATGCCGATTGATTTTTGGTCACCAAGTTATAGAGCTTCCTCTAGTGACCTAACTGTTGCTATTTCTCCTCTTGGCCTAGTAGAACTTGCAGACGAAGAGTTTGAAGTTCATGGTCCACGTCTTAACCGTTATAGTGCTTGCTGGGCCTGGTATCTTGGTCACCACTGGTCATACAGACGTGAACAGGGTGAACAAAACATCACCCTTAACTACACACGTACTTTGGCAGATTACATTACTAACTTCTGTTTTGGTAAAGGTGTTCAATGGAAAGTTCCCGAACAGAACGGTGCAATTATCCCCCAATTGCTACACCGTGTATGGGAACAAGATAACTCAAAACATAATGTTCTTTGGGAAATGGGGCAGCTCGCAGGAGTAACTGGTGACTGTTTTGTAAAAGTAGCTTATGAAGACCCGTATGTTGACCCAATTGGGGTAACAAATGAAGGTCGTATTCGTGTTATTGCTTTGAACCCAGCACACTGCTTTCCTGAGTACCACCCTCATGACCGTGACCGTTTGTTGCGATTTAAACTGAAGTATCGTTTCTGGGGCACTAGCCCTGAAGGTACTCGTCAGGTTTACACATTTACTGAAATACTTACTGATGACTCAATTGAGCAGTACATTAATGACGAACTTGTTGACCAGTACCCTAACCCTATTGGGCACATTCCAATTGTTCACATTCCTAACATGACTATATCCTCATCCCCTTGGGGACAAGCTGATATATGGGACATCATTCCTCTCAACCGTGAGTTGAATGAAAAGATGACTGAAGTATCAGACATCATTAACTACCATGCTGCTCCAGTGACAATCATTACTGGTGCTAAGGCAAGTCAGCTGGAACGTGGTCCTAAGAAAGTTTGGGCAGGTCTTCCTAAAGAAGCTAGTGTATTTAACCTTGAGTCAAGCGGAAACATGGCTGGAGCTTTAGAGTACATTACGTTCCTTAAGAGAGCTATGCATGAACTCACAGGTGTACCCGAAACAGCTCTCGGACAATTTCAACCGGTATCAAACACTTCTGGTGTAGCTCTAGCTATCCAATACCAGCCTTTAATGAACCGCTTTAATATGAAGCGCATTCACTTTACTAAGGGACTTGAAAAGATTAATGAGTTGATCATTAGAACAGCAGCAATATTTACTCCTGAAGCTCTCATATACAACCCTGCTACTACAGAGCAGCCTGAGATGGATCAACTTACACAGCTTGATCCTATGGACCCTTTAACTTACCGCACTCAAGTCCACTGGCCAGAACCCTTGCCAATTGACGTGCTTATTAAGCTTAACGAAGCCCAAGCCAAAATGGCTATGGGTCTTGAATCTAAAGAAGGCGCTATGCGCATGCTCGGTGAGGAATTCCCACGGGAAAAGCTTGCTGAGATATTTGAAGAACTCCGTGATGACGCCATTGACCAGGGTGCGCTTGACATGTTACGCGCCCAAATTAATCAGGCTGTCATGATGGCAACAGGCTTGTTACCCGGCCCAGATGGTACCAGCACGGTACCCTCTGGAAATGGTAATGTAACAAGTGCAGGTTCACCACAAGGACAAGGGGGCCCCTTACCGGGTACTCAAGTTATGGGTGGTCCTGTAGAAGGAATGGTAAACAATATCGTTGCAAAGGCATACGGAGCTAGGTTATCCCAGCGTCGTGTTCCTGATGAAGAATAAATTGTCGTTTTAACTCAGCTATTAACAGCCCAACTAAAAGAGGTTAACTTATGTCAAAATTTGAAGATGGTATTCAGGTACCCGTAGATCCGGCAGAAAACCCGGCTCCAAAGGTGCAGGAAGAAAAGTATTTCTCTGAAGAGGACATTCAAAAAGTCCGTCAGCAGGAGAAGGATAAGATGTACAAGCGTCTTGAAGATGCCGATCATAGAGTCAAGTCAATGGAAGAACAACTGTCAGTGCTTAGCAGTGACCGTGAGAAAGCCATTAAGGAAGCATCAGACCGCGCTAAGAAGGAAGCCGAGCTTACTCGTCAGCGTGAGATGGAAGAGCTTTCTGCAAAAGATCTTCTCTCAAAGCGGGAAGATGAATTCAATCAACGTATTAACCAGGTTGAGCAAGAGTGGGGCCAGAAGTTTTCCGAACTGGAAAAGCAACGCCAAGCCACCGATGCAATGCTTGAAAAAGAACGTTACCTCCAGCAACTAGAGTCGTATCGTCAACGCCGCATTCAGGCTGAGACCGACACGATTATTCCTGAGTTACGAGATCTTGTAGCAGGTAATAGTGAAGAAGAGATTGAACATAGCATTACAGTACTTCGTGATCGAAGTACTGCTATAATTGAATCAATCCAGCAAGCGAGTCCCCCTCGTTTGAAAGGGACCACCACTACGGCGCCCCCCTCTGGACCACTGGACAACCAAACGGACTACCAAACGGTCAGCGCGGAGGATATCCGCAATATGCCGATGGATCAATACGTAAAAATGCGTGAAAGACTCATGTCAGCAACGCGGGCTCCTAGAGGCCGCTACTAATAATTAAACCCAACAACCTATCCATCGGAGGATATTAAAATGGCATTACCCGCACCCGCAGGTGGAGCAATTACCGGAACAGGTACCTATACTGGAGGCACAGGCAACCAGGTTACAGGATACACTGACGGTAGTTCGGCTCTATCTCCCGCAATCCAGCAAATTTGGTCAAAGGAAATCCTTTTCCAGGCTATGCCGGTTCTACGCTTTGAACAGTTCGCTGTGAAGAAGACGGAACTCGGTGTTATGCCAGGTTTGACCATCAACTTCATGCGCTACAACAACCTTACGGTTGATGAATCAGCTGGAGCTAACTTGACTGAAGGTTCACGTATGGAACCGTCAGCTTTGTCGGCTAGCCAGATTCAGATCACCGTGTCAGAACAGGGTAAGGCCGTTGCCGTTACCGAATTGTTGCTCAATGCATCATTCGATGACGTCATGGCTTCGTCCTCGCGTCTGCTTGGTCGTCACATGGCACAGAGCATGGACATTCAGGCTCGTAACACCCTCTACAAGAACGGTATCCCGTTCGGTGGTGGATCGGCTGTTCCTCCGAGCGTTGTGTTCGGTCGCAAGGCTGCTACCACCCGTGGAGCTATCAGCCCGTACGACGCAGGTACCCTTGGTACCGCTTCGTCGCCTGGTTACTTGAGCCCCGCATCCATCAAGGACGCAGTTGAAGTCCTCGCTGGTCAGAACATCCCGCGTTTGGGCGACACCTACGTGTGTTTCGTCCACCCGTCGCAGAGCCGCTCGCTCCGTGACTGGCCGGAATTCATCGAAGTCACTAAGTACGCTGCTCCGGGCAACTTCATGCTCGGTGAAATTGGCCGCTTGTACGACGTCGTGTTCATTGAAACCACCCAGGTTAAGAAGGGCTTGGATGCTACTGCAACCACTGCTCCTCTTTATGGTATGGGTTCAACCCTTGATGCTAACTCTGGTACTGCTGGTTTCCAGGAAAATGCCGATTCTTACAACGCCATCATGATTGGTGACAACTCCTTTGGTCATGCCATTAGCCTTCCGGTTGAATTGCGTGACGGTGGTGTCATTGACTTTGGTCGTGAGCACGGTCTTGCCTGGTACGCCATCTGGGGCTTTGGTGTGATCACACACGAGTCGCGTGTTATTCTCAACACGCTTGGTGGCGCCATTTCCTGAACCTAAAAAAGGTAAGGAATCGTAACCCATTTGAGGGTACGAATGGTGTAATATGGGTGGGGGCAGAAACCCCCACCCATTGCCATTTATAAACACATAACAACAAGGAGATATCATGGCTCGCAAGATTACTACCACCACAAATTGGGCTGAACCTGTAGAAAATGATGAAGTAGTTATTGACGAACCCGTCATTGTTTCTTCATCTGACCCAGACTTTGTTAAAGCAAGAGTTAAGGGAACATGGGTTATGTTCTGGGGTCAAGACAAGTTTGATTTTGTTGATGGAAAGAGTTACAAGTTGCCAAAGGACTTGTTTAACTATCTTCGTAATAACGGTAACATTTACGACACTATGGCTTGAGGTATACATGCCCTTCATAATTCCTAACGCTACTGATATTCCAGATAGCAACAGTCGTTTTATTAGCCTAGACCAGGCTGAACCGGATTCCCTTGATTTTCAAATCTTGGGAAACCGGGCAACTGGTGTAGTTTCTGGTTGTAAAGTTAGTGTAGCTACTGGAAGTTATGTAGTGGCAATTGACCCGGGATGGGTTTGCATAGATGGAGAGGTATACCAAGTAGCTAGTACCCCTCAAAAAGCATTACCCGCAGTACCATCAGCTACTACAAGCAGATTTGATTTAGTTGTTGCACGTTTAAACACAACAACAAACACTGTTTCTCTTGTTGTTTTATCTGGTTCTGAAAGTAGCAGTAACCCTACTTTTCCAAAATCATCAGATAGACTAAATACCCCAACTGGTTCATACATTGAACCTACAACAGATGTTGTTTTAGCTGCCGTTTACCGAAATGGTTCTTCAGCAATCTCTGATTCCTGCATAGTAGACAAACGTGTAAATATCCCATCAAGTATCAGTATTAGAGGCAGTGCAAACCCTAGTGACAGTGTTGGTAGTGACGGTGATTTCTATTATAGATACACAACAGTCTCTGGTAGTTCAGGTACGTTTATCAAAAAAGATGGTAAATGGGTAGAGTTGCTACTACAGACTGAATCTGGGTCTGTAACTCCTATTGGTGCAATAATTATGTGGCCAAGCAATTTAACAACCCCTAATCCAACTGGTAAAACGTTTTGGCTAGAGTGCAATGGTAACTATGTTTCTAATAGCACCTACGCTGCACTAAAGAACCTACTAGGAGAAACATACGGTCCGTATGTTGGCACAACTTTTAAATTGCCTAATTTATCAAGTAAGTTTATTCAAGGATCAGGTAATGCAGGTACTGCAGGTGGAGCATCGACTGTTACCTTAAGTGAAGGTAACCTACCTACACACACGCACAGTTCCCCTGTGCACACCCATGATGTTGGGGACCACACACACTCTGTAACACATACTCATGCACAACAAAACACTAACTCTGGTGGAGCTCACAGCCATATTGGTACAAAGACTCAAGATGGTTTATCTGGGGATTTTGCCACCAGACTTAATGCTTTTATACCTGGAACAGTAGAATCTAGTGTATTTGGTAATACTGGGTTTGTAGCTCCGTATTCATTTAATGCTGATGGTGTGGCAGATGGTCTTACTCCCATTTTTGGAGTAAACATAACTGGAATGCAAATGCATTGGTCATCAGAAACTAATGATGCCCCTTCACACCAACACGCCATTGTATTTCCAGAACATACAGGTGTTACTGAAAATAGTACTGGCAACACTGCAGAAAATACAGCTGCACAAACTGGTGGTGGTGGTGGAGCGAGTACTGCTATTAGTATTATCCCCCCTAATATAACCATGCGTTGGTTTATACGCGCCTTATGACAGAAAAACTCCCAAAACCAACTGGTACTCCTGACGAAATACGAATTAGGCGCATAACAAGCGTTGGGGCAATGCGCCCAGAACAACCAGCTATAAACCAACCAACCCAAAAAACTGTGCCAGGCCAAGACTCCGCTGATACCCCTACTTGAGATAGACTGGACATATGGCAACGCAAACAGACATTGAAACCATCGCAAGGACTTACCTCAGGGATTTCCCTAAGTTCTTTCAAACATCATTTGATGTTGTCGGGCGTACTTATGAGCTAAACCATATCAACATTGATTCTGAATCTTTGTGGGTAGCCGTTTATGCGTCTAGTTCTGGGTCAGCATCTGTGCTATCGGCATCCCAGTATAGTGTGGATGAACGTAATGGAATTTTACGATTGGCGGGTACATACTCCAGTAACACTAAAGTTATGGTTGAGGGTTACTACTATGAATGGGTCACACCCACTGACCTTACCTTTTATGCTAAAAGAGCACTAGAAAAGCATTTGCATACTATTAACTTGTCCGTAGAGCAGTTGTCAGATGTGGTTATCAACGCAATTGGTATTGCAGCAATTTGCGAATCGTTATGGGCTTTAATGACTGAGTACAGTCGTGACATTGATGTGATTACATCTGAGTCTGTACATATTCCAGCAAGTCAACGTTTTCGTATGGTTCAATCTTTGCTTTCTCAATGGGAAGGTGAATATAGGCGTCATGCTACATCACTTAACATTGGGTTTGACAGACTAGAGGTATTTAATCTTCGACGTACCTCAAGAACAACCAATCGTCTTGTACCACTCTATAAGTCTAAGGAACTTGGAGATTACTCTCCTATGGAACGTCAATGGCCAGAAATTGATGAAGGAATTGTTACACCAGAAACTAAGAGCGATAACCTTCGCGAAGACGTCTATATAGATACCAACCCTCCAATGGGTAGCACAACGAATGCATTTTACTAATGAATCTACATACTGAGCTTTCATTAATAAACAAGCATTTTAATAAAAGGCATAAAGAATCTGGCCAGGAGTATTTGGTATGGTATGAGTTTCTACCATTAGGAACCAGTGCCAGCACCACTAGTGTTTATGATGATGTATATGATGAGTCTCCATATGGTTCTGGTGGGCGTAAGTACAAACCAGGGGTTGTGCTACCTGCCCTTCTTGCTTCAGAAACAGAAGACCAAAGAAGGTCTATTCCTGAGGGTCGATTAACTTTAGAAACAATGAACCTGTTTGTGCCCATTGAGGCTATGCGTAATTCTGGTATTGAAGCAGCTTGGGAATACCGAAACCATCTTAATGACATATTTTTATATGATGGTAGGTTCTTCTCGGTGTATAGCTACACAGTTAGAGGACGTGTTAAAGGTGAAGTTTTTGTACTCATTGAAGGTCAAGAACTTTATATTGACCAAGAGTTTGTTAATGATAATAACTTTCCAGAGTTATCTAGTAATAATCTTCCTTGGCCTGCAACATTACCCCAGATAGGCTAAAATTGTTCTAGTTACAACATGCGTTGTAACATTCAACGCCTAGAACTGTAAGGGGTCCCAATGACTGGGAAAACTGCATCAACTTCTTCTTACCGTTCTAAAACTAAGCCAAGCACCCCCCATGCAGTTAACAACTTAATTACTAGTTTAAATAAAGTTGAAAAAGCAATAAAAGCTGCAGTTAGAAAATACCAGACCAAGGTGCGTAAAGAGGCCAAGGATTCTTGGGGTGAGGCTGCAAGCAGCATAAATGTAACGTTTGATTATGACACTATGCTTGTACGGATTACATCAAGCCACCCAGATGCTGATAGGCTGGAACATGGGTCTGATAGTTCTCCTCCTAAGCCAGTTATTAGAATGGCAGCAATAAAGGCACAAGAACAGCTCATACCTTTAATTACCGCCCAACTTGTAAAAGTGGGTCTTAAATAATGCCTAATAAAGGATTCCTGCTCGCAGAAGATGCTGCTGTAAAAAATAGGTTTAGTAACCTAACTGTTTCCGATGATCGTAACCAGGAAAGGCAAGTTCAGGTTTTTTTCAGGTATCCTGAAGGTGAGACTGAAAAAGCTTACCCATTTATAACTGTAGAGATGGTTGGAATGTCACACGATACGAGACGGCAGCTTTCAGAAACTACTTATTACTATAGTAACTCTGCCTCAGCTTCTAATAGCCCTGCATACATTAACTATTACCCATCAGAGTTGACTGCATCAGAGCTTGCCACCCAGGTTACAAACACCACTGGTCTTAAAGTCCACTCTTTTATTCCAGTGACCTTAGTGTACCAAGTAACCACCTATACTAGAACTGCCCTACATGATCGACAGTTATCTAGTAAAATATTAAGACGAGTAGTGCCATTTAGACAAGGGTTTATTGAAATCCCAGAGGATGGCACAATTCGCAGATTTGATCTTTTGTCATGGAACCCATCGGATCTCCTTGATAGAGAAGCAGGATACCGCAAACGTATCTTCAGAAAAGTGTTTACAATTCAAATGAATGCTGAAATAGCTGACACAGACCTTACTGTGTTCAAGAAAGTTAGTTCAGTTGAAGGTGCTTTAGCTGTAGATAACAATGATAGTTTTCCGTCAATAACCGACATTTTAGAGGAGTTTTAAATGCCCACTTACCAAAACCCTGGTGTGTACGTAACAGAGTCAGCTTTTGTATCAAAGCCAAGACAACCTAGTGCCTCACGTTCAACCGCTGTTTTCTTTGGAGAAGCCTCGCGAGGACCTTCTGATGCTACATTGATTAGTTCTTGGTCAGAATACCGTACTCTGTATGGTGAATTAAGCCAGGATTACGATCTTGGATTTGCTGTTTATCACTACTTTGCAAATGGTGGTAAGGATGCTTACATCATAAGACTTACATCAGCAACCGCTTCTGCTGCAACTGTAACAGCTACTTACTCCCCTAACGTTGGTGGTGCTGGCTCTGCCACGGCAACATTGTTTACGGCTAGTGCGATTAGCAAGGGAACTTGGGGCAATAACCTTACTATAGAGTTTAGTCCTGGTAATACTGGAGCTAGTGCTAATATTATGCCATCTTTTAACTTGGTTGTTAAACTTAGTGGTACTGAAGTTGAACGTTGGAACGACCTTTCTCCGAACATTGCAGATAACCGATACTTTGTAACTATTTTGAATACCTATTCAAAATATCTTGACAATGTAGTAATTGGAAGCCCAGTTCCTGTTCCAACAACCTCTACTGGAACTAACTCAGCCTTTGCATACAAAGGCACCCCCACTTCCTTTTCAAGTGGATCTGCGGGAGCGTCAGTAGGAGTACAAGATTCAGATTACGTTGCAGCGTTAACAAAGCTGGATGTAGTTCAAGGTGTGTTGTTATTAAATGCTGTTAACAAGACTTCAGCAGCCATTATCAATCCGTTTATTGCTAAGGCTGAGAGTCGTGGTGACAGCTTTGTTATTATTGACCCATCAATGACAGAGACCAACGTTTCAACTATTGGGGGTAACATTGGAGGCTATACAGTTTCAAACTACGCAGCAGTGTATTACCCACACCTACTGATGATTGACCCTTCAAAAACTGGTCCCGGAGCAGTAAAAGCAACTGCACCTGGCGGTGCTATTGCTGGTGCTTACATTAGAACTGAAGTTGAAAAAGGAGTTGCTAAGACCCCGGCAGGACTTAATGTAGGACTTAGAAATGCAATTGGTCTTGGAACCAACTTTACGGCAGCTGAAACTGGCACCTTGTACGGTACCTACAACATTAATACACTCAAAGCTATTCCTGGTGGTGGAATAGTTATTAATGGTGGTCGTACTCTAGATAAGACTGCTCCAGGAAAGTTCATTTCTTCACGTCGTACTTTGAACTACTTGAAGCAGGCCCTTAAAGATGGTACGGCTTACGCTGTGTTTGAACCCAATGACTCGAGACTATGGAGTCAACTTACTATTGGTATTTCATCCATGCTTGCTGAGTTTTGGCGCCAGGGTAACTTAAAGGGAGAAACCGCAGCTGATGCTTTCTATGTAACTTGTAACTCATCAAATAACACGGCAGTAAGCATAGACAATGGAGAAGTAAGAATTGAAGTTGGTGTTGCTCTGCAGTACCCAGCTGAATTTATAGTAATTAACCTGTCCCAGTGGACCGGTGGTTCAAACGCAATCGAAAATATCTAACAAGGAGAATGCATAATGGCACGTTCAGCCGCTACAGACCCAGTACGTAACTTTAAATTCCAAGTAACTATTCAACCTACCGCTAACACTGCTTTAGCAACAGTACTTAGTGGTATTGGTGACTTGGGGTTTGCTGCTATGACTGGCGTTTCAGTACAACACCAAATGGTAGGTTACCGTGAAGGTGGAATGAATACCCATACCCATAAGCTAGTTGGTCAGTCTGACTTTGGCCCCATTACGTTTAGTCGTGGTGTTATTGCAGAACAAAGCCATCTGTGGAAGTGGTCTGAATTCCTTCACTCATGGAATACCGCTACAGTAGGTGGTTCCGACTCCAATGCTACAAATGGTAATGATTACCGTTGTAACATTATGGTTAAAGTTTTTGATCATCCTCACTCAGTTGGTACCTACCAAGAATCAGGAACAACTAGCTCTTCAGCTAACAACCTGGGTAAAGTGCGCTTGGGTATTAAACTATTTGATTGCTGGCCAGGCGCTTATACTTTGAGTGACCTCTCAGCAGGAGATTCTGGTATTATTGTGCAACAACTTACGGTACACCATGAAGGATTTAAACTAGGCTGGAATGCAAATGACATTGCAACCCTAGAATCGTTAAACTAAACCAAACATACAAGGAGTAAACAATGAGTAATACAATTGAAGTTGAGTCTATGGACGAAATGTTCAAAGAACCAGCCCCTGTTATTGCTGCCCCAGAATCGGTAATTGTGGAATTGCAAAGAGGGTTGCTTAACCCTATTACGGGTCAATGGCAGACTACAGCAGAGGTTAGAGAGCTCAATGGTAAGGATGAGGAGTTCTTAGCATCATTAGAAGGTAACAAGAATATTACGTATGCAATGTACGTTGGTACCTTAGTTAGCCGTGCGACTGTTCGTATTGGTGACACTCTTGTTAAGAACAACAAGAGTGTCATTGAAGAGTTGATTACAGGTGATAGAGACACTTTGTTGGTTGCTATCCTAAGAGCAACTTACGGCCCAGAGCGTACCTTCAAGTACCCATGTAGTGCTTGTAAAACATCAAATGATGTAACTATCAACATTGAAGAAGATTTCCCAATTCAAAAGACCACGTTTAACTTACGTGAACCTTTCAACGTCACTCTTAAAAGTGGTGAAGTAATGAAGTTTAAACTCCCTGTAGGATCAGATAATATTGCTATGTCAAAGGGTGAAAGCACTGCTCAGCAAAGTACTTTGCTGATTAGTCGTTGTGTAGTTTGGAAAGACCACAAGGATAGTTTGTATAGTGAAGAGTGGGCCAAAAACCTTGGCCTTCAAGATCGTAATGCTATTCTCTCAGCAATTTTAGGTCCCAAAGTAGGACCCAAGCTTGGGGAGGTGAATACCCAGTGCGCTACTTGTGGCGCTGATATTGTGATAAATGTAGACTGGGTATCCCTTCTACTTGCCTGACCTAAAAAGTATATACTGGGAATACGAAGGCGTAGCTACTGTTTACAAAGGGTTTAGTTTAGATGATATACGGAGTATGACAATACGCCAAAGAGACTTTTGGTTCCGTATGGCTAAATGGAGAATATCCGATGGAGGCAGTAGCTAATGACCGAAGATGAAATTAACAAATCAGTTTCCAAAGAAGCAGGAGGAATGGTCTCTGCTTCTGTTGGTATTAACGCTGATCTTGCGTCTCTTCGTAACCTTAAAGATGGTATAAAGGCAATTAAGTTAGAGGCTAAAGAGCTGTCTAATGAGCTAAAGAACGCCAGAGACCTTCTCAAGGAGATGGCTGAAAAGTTTGATCTTACGGGAGCTTTTTATCAAGTACATCAGGCTGGTGCTCAAGGTGGTCAATACTCTAGTGGCTCAACTACTCAAGCAGCTGGTACTAAAACTGTAGGTACCAATCCTGGTAAATCCCCTAATATTCAGCCTGCTCCTGACGCTGTATCCGCTGCCTTATCGGGACAAAACGCTTTGGCACAAAATCAAGGCGGTGGTGTTAGTGGTGGTGGTGGTGGTGGAGGGTTCTTTCAAAGAATAGCAGGGGGTGTTACTTCTGCCCCTGGCTATGAAAGCTTTAAAGGTGGCAGTGGGGCTATAGGTGGAAGCCAGCAACTATTTGGTGGTGGTTTTTCAAAAGCTGGTAACTTTGCAAGTATGGCTGGTACCCTAGCAAAAGTAGGAATTCAAGCTATTGATAATCGTGTAGAGGCCGGAAGAGATTACGCCCTTAATGCGGATAGGTCTACTCTCCAGATGCAGCAGTTAACAGGCATGAGCCAAGGTCAGGTAATGAACAACCTTAGAATGCCTTTAACTGACTATAAGCTTGGTACTAATGGTATTAACCAATTGATGTCACTACAGGCCCGTACAGGCATCAATGCTGCCCAACAGGCATCAAGTGTTGAGATGATGAGAACTATTAGTGGCTTCTCTATGGGAGCAGAAGGCGCATCCAGTATTATCGAAAACCTTGCTGCTCCGGAAACAGTAAACAAGATGTTTATGATGACTGGTATGAGCCTTATTGGTCCAGGCGGAAAACAGAATAGCACTAAAGATATCATCCAAAATATTGCTAGAAAAGCTGGGTTAAATGATCCAGGTCTTGCAAAAACCGCCTCAGCTCCTGGATCTGTTACTAGAGCAACACTATCTTCTATGGGTGTTTCTGGGGACTTACAAGATCAAGTAATCCAGTACGCTCAATCTAATGTTGCCTTTAAGGGTAAGGGTGGCAAAGGGATGTACGATCCAACAAAAGAAGAAGATCGTAAACGCATGGGTATTGATGACACTTTTGCTATGGAAGCAGAAGAGACTGAACGCAAACGTGGAAAAAGGGATGAGCAGTTCTACAGAGATCAAGCTGGCTCTTACGCTAAACTAGAGCGTCAAACACAACGTGTAACTGATGCACTAGGAAAGTTTGAGCATGCACTTAAAGACATTATTGGTGCAAGAACCGGTAGTCGTATTGGTCAGAAGTTACTTGGGGGTGTGTTAGGTCTAGGAGGAGCAGCTTTGGTGGCATCTGGTGTCGGAGCACCACTTGGTTTTGGAATGATGGCTGGTGGAATGGCGTTAGCTGGTGACCCTGTTCTAGACGAGTCAAGCCCCTTTTCTAGAAAGTCTGGGTTCTATGGGTTTGCTAGTACAACCCCTTCAATAGCTGGTAAAAGTAACCCAAATGTCACCCCCTCTAACCCTCTTGCTACTGACCCAGCTGTCCCACAAGGTAAAGAGTTCTTTTTTCCTGAAGGTTACACCCCAGGAAGTTTTGTTATAGAAGGTACAGTAAGTAGTCATCAAAGAGAAACTAAAATGGCTACCACAAACAAGTTTGCAAGTGAAAACTTAAACCCTGGTCTTAAAACCTCGGTTGAAAACATGGCAACAAAAGCTATGGAAGAAGCTGGATTAGACTTGAAGTTAAGCCCAGGTGGTGGACGCAGAGACTTTTATCAACAAGCTAAAATGTTTACTGATCGTTACACAGAAGTCCTTGATGGTAAAGCTACCTTTGTAGATGCATATGATGGTAAAACACGAAAAGTAGTAAATTGGAACGGTAAAAAATATAAGAAAAAACCAGGTGATCGCAACCCACCTGCTGCTGCTCCTGGTGAATCTCTTCACGAAATTGGTATGGCGGCTGACTTAGACCTATCTGACCCCAAAGTTAAAGCATGGGTTAAGCA